AAAATATACTCCCAATTTCGTGGGAGTATAAATTGGTACCGATGGTGGTTTTTTACTTTTTTATAATTTCTCTTCTTTTTTTATAAATTTTTATAGCATGCTATTTTAGGCACTTTCCCAGCTTTTAAAACTTTTACACTTCTTACAATTTCACTTCATTTTTTACAACTTTTCTTTGGCGTTGCATTAAACGTTGCATTAAAATTATATCTTGCAAATTTTACTTATATAACATATCTATGTTCTTTCTTTATTATTTTGATACATTAAATATTTTTCAAAAAAATTAAAAAATATTAAAAAAAGCGTTGACAATATACGTACGTATATTGTATAATATATACATACCAAGAAGAGAGGTGGTGATAATATGAAAAAATTAATAAAAAAAGTGCTTTCCTATCTAGCACATAGAAAAGCACAAAACACTAGAAAAAAAGAAGTTAAAGCGATGTTTGATATGCTAAACAATCTTTAATCTAGGCAAGAGAGGAGCAATCCTCTCTGCATATTAATTATAATATATTTTATTTTAAAATTCAAGGAGGTTAAATATGAAAGATAAATATGCAAACCAAAAAAAATATATGAAAAAAAATTTAGTAAAATTAGGTATTGATATAAAACCAGAAATTAGAGAAGAATTTAGAAAATGTTGTGAATTAAATAATACTTTGCCTTCACGTGTTCTTAAAGAATTTGTAAATAAATATATAGAAGAAACGCAAAAAAGAGGCAATAGAAATTAATCTACTGCCTCTTCTTTATTATATATTATTTGCCAACTTTCTAATTTTTCTAAAACTTTTGGTTTGACTTATGAACCTTAAACTTTCTAAATTTAAAATTCTATAGTCTCGTACTAATTTAATGTATTCCTTTTTATTTTTTACATTTAGATTTTTTATCATTTGTAGAGATTTAATATACAGTTCTTTCATACTATCATCTCCTTATTGATAGTATAGCATTTTATGTTTACTTTTGTCTCGCGAAATTTGTCGAAACAAAAAAGTAATTAGAATTTAATCTAATTACCTTTTTTTATTCTGGACATATTCTATGGTTTCTATCTAACCAACATATAAAAAATACTGCATTTTGTCTAAATCCAACTACTCTTGCTTTTTGGCTTACTCTTAATTCATAAAAACTAATATCTTTGCTAATTTTTTCTTTTATTGAATTTTCTGGTAATCCTTTTGCATTATCTATCATTTTATATCTCAAACCAGTATGACGTTTTATGTCATTCCATGTCAAATTATTAATCTTGTCTATAAAATTAGAAAAACATGCCAATTCATCTTTGCTCCATTCACTAAAACATTCAAAATTTTTATCAAAATATTTTAATGCAATATATGCTTGCTTTTCATCTGAATTTTCTCCATTATTTGCTAGCCCTAATATTTTTATATCTTTATTTTCATTATTGTTTAATTTAGTCTGTGCTTTTATTCTCTTCATTAAGCTTCCTGCATTTCTGTATAGAAATTTTTCATAGTTTCTAATGAAATTGTGTTCTCACATCTAGCTTCTAATGGCAAGTCTCCTCTGGCTTCTTTCCAAGGTTTTTCTTGATGTGTTAATCTTTCTAAATACTTCGCTTCATAAATACCATAAATTTGCATTACTTGTTCTAAAACATCCTCTGTTTCTTTACTTAAATTAGGACATTCATCTGGCTGCGGTATTTCTGAATAATGGTATTTTGAATATTCATCATAAACTTCTGGTACAACTGGTCCATGCGTCCATGCTTGAATTTTTTCATAAAACATAGGCTTACCTAACAATACTAGACTCCAAGCTTGTGCATAATATAATAATTTTTGTAACTTCAAATGTGTAATACTATCCCCAGAATCTCTATCTACTGCACATAGAAACCATTTTGCTATATCTTTTGCACTATATTCTCCTTTCATAAAATCGCCCCCCATAAATACAAAAAAAGCTTATTAATTTTGTAAAAATTTCAAAGCCTTCTTCTTGTATATTATTCACCTATTGTTTATTTCTGATACTATTTTACTACATCATTTTAAATTTGTAAACAAAATTTTTAATCACACAAAAAAAGAGGTGTAGCATAACTAAATTACACTACACCTCTTCTAATTTTATTTATAAACATTATTTTTAACATAAGCATATCTACCAGTTTTAACTACATAGACATAATCTACTGTACTTGATACATTTTTTATAATTTTTACTTGTGTTAGCGGTAAATATGTATATTTAGTTCCTGTTAAATTTGATTTTGAATATAAATATGTTTTTGATTTTAATCTTTTATACTGCCCTACAGTATTGTTTGTAGCTGTAGAACTAGAACTTGTATAATTAGAAATATTTATATATGCAATTCTTCCCGTTGAGTTCACTCTTACTTTATCTACATTAGAAGATATATTCTCTAATATAGTTACTGTTGTATTTGCTTTGTAAGTATATTTGGTTCCAGATAAATTACTTTTACTATATAAATAACAAGCTTTTATCTTTCTTGTTTGTCCTATTGTATTATAAACATTTGAATTTGTATATGTAGATACTAAATAATCAGAATATACCCATCTATTTGTACCTATTCTAGACCAATTTCCAGATGTTTCATACACTATAACACTTGTTCCATCTGCTAGTGCTCCTACCTTACCATATCCTGTACCTGGACCACTTCTTACATTTACCCCTACACCTGTGCTTGTTTTTACGTATCTAGTATAAGTAGATGTTGTTATATTACCTGTATTTTCTTGTACATTTCCATCGTGCTTATATGCAAAAAATCTTGTATAGTTTGCGTATCTTCTAAAATTATCTACAGAACAATACACAGTATTTCCACTAACTGTTACATTACCTCTTCTTGTAGAAGTATCAAATTTGCCACTATACAAATATGGATCGTATATCCTTAGCGTATCTCCATCTATTCCAGTAATAACCATTAAATGTCCACCTGTTGTAAATAAACCATTACCACAACTTACTATTAAATAGTTATTATCTTTTAATAAATCTACTGCTGTATCTAAGCTATATGTCTCTTGATATCCAATATCAAAGACATCTGCAACCCATCTAAAAGCTGATAAATATGTACCATTTGATGCACTTCTATATCCATTATTTACGAATAAGTCAGCCATTTCAGGTGGTGTTATAGTTCCTTTTATAGCTGTAACAATCATTGCAGCACTCGTCGGTCCACATCCACTAGTTCCAACAGTTTGCGAACTATCTCCTACAGAACTATACATATGATTCTTCCATCTAGCATCAATTTGTGAGTAATATGTTAAACCTGAATAACTACCTAAATTTACACTAGGAAATTGACTAGAGCCTTCATAAGCTATTTGTCCTTGTAATTCAAAATCTTCGTTTTCTACTTCTTGTTCTTTTCCTATTTTTTCTTCTTCTGCTTCTGTTTGCTCTGTTATTTCTGTTGTACTTAATGCTTCTATATCCTCATTAGTCATCTTATATGTTTGTATATTATTTTCTTCTGCATTTCCTTGTGTTGTTTCTGTTATTCTTGTCGACAAGCCAAAGTAAACACCTAAGCATAATATTATAACTATAACTATTGCTACAAAAATCTTATACTTTTTATTGTTCATTTTAGACCTCCTATACTATAAATTTTTGTATAGCTTCTTTTACTTTATCGTAACCTAATTGACTTACTAAACTAGATGCTAAACCAATTAAAACAGCATAGATTACATTGTTAGTTGAAAAATGTATGCTTCCTAACTGATAATATAATAATGTTCCTACTAAACCTATTACTATTGCTACTACAAAAGCTGTTATATTTCCATCTGCACTAAATAACTTCTTTATTGCTTCTGTTACTAAACTAGCTAATGTAGAAAAGCCAAGTAATAAAGCTAAAAAAATCTCTACTGTCATCTCAATTTCTCCCTTCTATAATAATCCTAATTTTTTTACTTCTTCCCATTTATCATGCACATATGAATTTCCACCATTTTTTACATATCTTTCATATATTTCATATGTACGTTTAATTTGTACTTCTGTCTTTGGTACTCCATTCTCTAAGTCACTTAAGAAATTAATTAGATATGTTTTATCTGCATCTATTGTATGCTCTAACATATCTTCCTTACTTTCTTTTCGCATAAAATCAAGTTTATTATTTATATCATTTATGTTTTCTATTTTTTTATTAGTTTTTTTACTTATTACTGTATTGATTATGGTTCCTAATGCAGTAATAAATGCTACTATTATTGTACTTTCCATAATTTCTTCCTTTATATAAACAAATTAAAGAACATTAACAGCATTAAGCTTATTAATGTTCTTTTTACAATTCTTAATATCTTCATGTTTTTATTCCTCTATAAATAAATACGGATAAATTATACTTGTTTTATCAACATACGTTACTATAAAATCACTTTCATTTGCATTTTCATCTGGTTTAATATATATTTGTTTCCAATTTTGATTTATTTGTGTTTTATTTTTACTAAAGAAAGTTATAGAACTAATAAAATCGTCATTTTGTGTTTTTCCGAATGTTGCTAATTTTCCATTGCAATTAACAAAATTATCTTCCAAATCAAACTGTACATTTATTGCAAAAGCTTTACAATTTAACATATCTCCATACTCTTCTTTTTCAATTGATATATTATTTGGAATATCTACATATAGTATTTTATTGAATAAGTTATCTCCTTTTTCAATATTACGTTTATTTATTTTTTGTATAACAATAAAACTTCCGTCAGTTGTTTGTGTTACTGTTTCTCCAATATTTCCATCTAAATCTGCGTATCCATATATTTTAAATTCTATATTTCCATCTGGCATGTCTTCTGTAATCTTTATCTCTCCTGCATATGTCGTCGAAGTATCCGCATTAACGTTTATAAAAACCCTAGCTTGTACTCCTGCTATTGTCATTTCTGGTGCTTTACCAATTTTATTTGATGGTAAATTCACTCTAGCATATACCCATATAGTATCTCCAACTTTTGCAGGGTCATTTTGTGGTCTTGAATTATTTTGAATACGTACAAAAGTTAAAGTTGGTGGCTCTGCTTTTCTGTATACAATTTTATTATTTATTTTTGCTTCTACTACTGTTCTGCCATTAATTCGCATATCTTTTATTCTAATTTGAGATGCCATCATAGACACCTCTTTTCTCTAGAACTAGATGTGTGTGTGTGTGTGTGTGTGTGTGTACAGCGCCAAGGCTTACATGACTTGCTATCATATTTTTTCTCCTTATTTTTTGTATTCTATTTTATCTGCAAAAAAACCGATTTTATTAAATAAGTCTTCGATTTCATGATCTTCCATGGTTCTAGCTAATTCAGTTACATCAACCAGCATAGGCTCTTTCATATAACCTTTGCCGTTTTTATCAGAAAAACTAGCAACCATGTTGTAGAACAATCTGTATTGTGTTGTTATATCTCTAAAAATATGTGCTATAGTTATTTCGTTAGGACCATTTTGTCCAAAACTATCAGTTAAATTCGGCGAATTTAATTGCTGTTGCCATTGATAAAAAACATCTTCGCTACCTTTAAAAGTAACTCTTCCATAGTAACTATGACCTTCTATTAGTTCTTTTGTAAATTGAACAATCATAGAAGTTTTAGTGTTGCTCATATCCATCTTGATCCATGAAACGTATCCATCTTCAATTTCATCTTGTACAACCATATTTACAAATTTCTTAAAGCCTTCTGTTCCAAATCTAAAATCAGCATTATAAATAATGTTTTCTAGAATCAAAGATTTATTTTTTTTGTAAACAATTCGATTATTTAATTTAGCTTCTTCTATTTCTTTATTATTTACTTTCATATCTTTAACTTTCACTATTCTTCCACCTTTAAATATAAGACACCTGTTTCTTCTATTTCTGGATATTCTGTAACTATTTTTATTTCTCGAATTTCGGTTGCTAAAACTACTCGTTGTTTTAGTTTTTCATCATAACGCGCTAGTCCACTTTTATCTAAAAAATTATTTTCTGCCATTTTATCAACTCCTAGCTAGCAACAATGTCGTCTATCTCTGAATTTTCAATAGGTTTAAGCTCTTCTTTTGAATAATATCTACTTAAATCAATGTCTGCTCCTAAAGGATCCCATGCAGTTCCATTCCAAGCAACATTCATTCCCGTGTCTTGCAAGTTATATGTATCACCAATTTCTGCAGAAGCAGGTAATGCCTCTTCGTTAGCAACTGTTCCTTTATATCTATAAACAGCTGACACTTTATTGTTAACATATTCTTCTGTTGCTAATCCTTCTTTAGCTTTATTTATTGCTTGCTGTACATCTCCAGAAGTTTGATATCCTGAATCGTTTGTAAATTGAGATACATTTGTTGGTTTATTCTTAACATTTTCCCAGTCTACACTATCTGCTTCTCCACCACCTGTAGCATTTAGTGTTCCGTCTGGCTCTACTTCTAGACCAGTTCCTGGTTTAACACCTCCAATAGTTGATGAAGTCGCTGCTGGCAATGTGTAATTATTTAAACTTTTTAATTTTTCTTCATATGCACTAGTAAAGTTTTTATCACTTAATACTTTATTTCCATCTTTTTTTACAAAAAGGCTAGTAATTTTTTGCCATAAATACAATAATCCTTCTTTATCTAAAAACGCCATATATTTTTCCTCCTATATAAAATTTTTAATCATTTCTTCTATTTCAGAATTTTTAATTTTTTCCATTTTCCCTTGTAAACCTAATTGTTCACTAGTTTTATTATCTTTTAATTCAATATTATTTATTTTAGGCTTATTCTCTAAATTGTTATAATTAGTAGTACTACCAATATTTTCTATTCCATAACCTAATTTACCTGTTATGTTCACTTTGGATTTAATTGTTGTATGTAAAGAGCATCTTTCGTTACACATTTGGTATCACCCTTTCCACACTAAATTTATTTGTTTTTATAATCGGAAATATATCTCCGTTTTTTAATTTTATTGTTATTCCATAAAAATAACAGCCGTAGTCTAGTTGTTCCGTGTCTTCTGGATTTATTTTAATTTCTACATTGTTTGCTTGCTTATCTATGTGTACTTCTTTTCTTATTAATTCATTTTTTTCACAAGCATTTTTCTTTACTGCAAATATTATTGTATCTCCAATCTGTAGTATATAATCATCTATTATTAATTCTATTATTCCTGTTGTTCTTCGCTCTAAATAAATAGTTTCATCTATAATTAACATTGTTAATCTCCTTTAAATTAATTTAAATTCAATACTTGCTTCATTTCCACTCATATCTTTTAAAATTAAAATATTGTTACCTTCTTTACAGCCTTTAAATTCTTTTGTAATATTATTAATATCTCCCCATTGACTTTGTGAAACAGTTCCGCCATTTACTCCATTTACTGTATATCCAGCCAAAGCAACATTGTCATAAATCTTAAAACTTATCTTACTGTAGCCGTTTGTAGTATCTCCGACAGTTTCGTTCTCTCCGTCTTTTATTGTTATTTCTGGAGGTATATCGTCAAATATTACATATTCGTGAGCTGAATTATTTATATCTGCATTTGTTAGTTTAACACCAACATTTCCTGATGAGTCAGCATATCCATAAACTTCAATTTGAATTTCGCCTACAGCTAAATGCAAATCTTCTGTTAAATCACAATCTGCATAATATGCGAATAAGCCATTACTAGAACTTAAAGGTCTATATGTAGCAGTATATTCTTTGTTTGCAATTTTTACTTTAGGCTCCACTGCCAGTTGTTCTGAAAAATATATAAGAACTCGAACACTATCTCCAATTTTTGCATAATGTGTATCTCTAGTTTCTCCAGCATTATTGTTTCTAACAATTCCAAGCGAATTGTAAACAGGAGCTACTGCATCTCCTTCTCGTTTAAATACAATTTCTCCATTTTTTGCAAATCCATTAACTTTACTTCCGTTTATATAAAAATTACTTACTTTTGTTCCATTTATTGCTGTCCCCATTTTTAACACCTACCAATAATAAATATTATTAGGATTTGCTGCACTTTGAGATATTGCGGTTTGTTCATCTGTTACTTTTACACAATTTATACTTGTTCCTGCTGGACCAGCTGGGCCTTGTTGTCCATCTTGTCCATTTTCACCTTTATCGCCTTTGAATTTTGCTCTTGCATTCGCTACTGTAATTCTTTTAGTTTCGGAATTTTGAACAATTGGAAAAATGTCATTATCTTGTAATTGAGTAGCTTCAGTTAATTCAGTTATTTTTTTGTCTGCCATATTTTTCTCATTTTCAAAATTCATTTCATTTTCAAAATCCGTTTTTTCATTATTTTCTGTATTTAAAACATTATTATCTTCTGTTAATATTCTAGAAGTTCCTATAACTTTTATTTTCAACTTAAATTTAGAGTTTGTATAAATTTTAGAAGGCTCTATATTTATTGATTCGAAAAAAATATCTCTTTCTTCCATTAAATACACTTCCTCCATTTTCCATCTTTTTTAATTACAAAAACTGCTTTTTTAGGTGTTTCATCTGCTATGTAATATATTACTTTCGCTCTTTTTCTTATTTGGTCCTGAGTATAATAATGAGCTGTCATTTGGTTACCGTTAAATGTGCATTGCACTTTTTTAGAACTTGACCAATCTTGATACTCATTATTTGTTATTAATATAAATTCTACAGTTGTTTTATTAAAACTAGTTAAAGCTTTGTACAACTTGTCTAAATCATCTTGTGTAAAAGTAAATACTAAATTGTTTGATTCTAAAGCTCTACGTTCTACAATTACATTTTCTCCAACTTTAATAGTAAGATAATTCCACCAGTTTGATTCATTTGTCTTTGTTATATTAACAACATCTCCAAAAAAGAAATCGCTTAGATTGGTAAATCTAGCGATATCTAATGTTCTTACGTTGTATACAGAAGAATAACTATCTATTCCATTAACTGTGGCCTTTAATTGTATTGAATAATTTGTGTTAGGAGTTAGTCCTTGCACTGCAAACGTTGCTTCTTTATTCCAGTTTCCCCAATAAGGATTAATATTTTGCCAAGCTCCATTATTTACTTTATATTGTATTGCATCTACTGTTTTATCTAAATTATAATAAACATCAAAATGTTCTAATGTTGTATTTTGTATGTCAACAGATGCAAAATTTGCTTGTCTAGCAATTTGTGTAAGCCATACAGTTTGTTTAGCTTCACCCCAAAGCGGTCCATAACCAGATCCACTAGGTAAATCTCCAGATGCTGCAATTTCAATACTTAAGCTTCCGTCCCAATTATGTCCGATGTTATCTACTGTAGCACTTACAAGTTGTACAACGGCACCTGGGCTTAAGCTTATATTTAATGTATTACTAAACTCTCTTCCTGCAATCCACAATCTTTGTGTTTTATTGTTTGCCCAAGAAGTATGAGAGTTACACCTTATATATGAAGTAGCTCTTACAGAAGATGTATTAGCCTGTTGATTAATATTAAATTCTTCCCATTCTATATAGTATTCGTAAGCTTCATTATGTTGCGTTACATAACCGTTTATTCTAGCCATTTAAGCCTCCTAATCAAAATAAACCAAGCCGATATCTCCCTCTTTTCCTTGAGAATCGTCGGCTTGGTTATGAAATATTTTCAATCTAGAATTTAAGAAATAAGCACTACCATCTTCTACTTTAGCTAATAATTCTTCTAATTCTGATAGTTTTACATTCCATTCTTGTTCAATGAAATCCCATATAGTGTCAAAATCTAAGAATGTTCTTTTGTCTTGAAAATCTGTAATACCGCTTGAAGAAGTTCTAAATCTAGCTAATTCGTATTGATATGTTCCAGCATTATTTTTAACAATATTATTTTGTATCAAAGCTGGATAATTACTAGCATTTTTAATTATTTTGTAGTCTGCTTGTAAGAATGAAGATGATGTATTAACTGCATCAAGATTTATTTCTAAAACTAGAGAGCAATATTGACTATCTGTATCTGCTACAATATCTTTTCCTGAATCTTCTTCCAAAAACCTTCCTTGTATACAGACAGCTCCAGAAGCAATATGTATGTTACTTCCACTATATGTTATAGCCATTCCTTCTTTGTAATTATTGCTAACTCCATTTCTTCCATGTAAGAAAGTATTAATAAAAAGAGCAAATATTTGACTTGCAAATATCTGCTCACTAAAAACGTGTCCTTTTAACATTACTTATTTTTCCTTTCCTTTTTAAGTTTGTCTATAAAACCTATTCTTATATTTCCACAAGTATATTTATAAAACTTACTTCCTTTTTGTTTAGTAACTGCAGAAATATATGTATCATAAATCAAAGATTCTTTTGTCTTAATCGTTATCGGTGTTCCAACTTTAATTTCTCTATCATAATAATCAAACGTAACGTTGTGATTATATGCATTTCCTTTAAATGTATCTAAAGCTTTTTGCTTTGCATCTTCTACATTTTCTGCATATACTACTTCTGTTTTGCCTTTGGCTCTATTTTCATCTAACATATCTTCTGTCGTTGTTCTATCTGTTTTTAGATATAATGTATATCTGCTACCGTCTTTTGCTATTACTACTACTTTAGAAACTACGTCTATTTCAAAAACTTCTGTATAATTAGAAATTGGTTGAGCGTTTACATCTATTAACTCTTTTTTTATTTCTTTATTTTCTATTTCAATTACTAGCTTTTTATTTTCTAAAAAGACGTTATATGTAATATTGTAATTTTGAGTACAATTTGTCATGAATGTATGCAAATTGTATATATCGTTTTGAACATCTACTATTGTAGAAACAGACACATCTAATTTAGTATGTGTTTTTACTCTAATTTCTAAGTAATCTCGATTCATTAATATATCTTCATTATTAACAAAATTCTTATTAATTTGTTCTGCTATATAATCCTCTATTCCTTCATATCTTATAAGTTCTTCATCAATTTTTTCTAATATCCATAATTGTTGCTGTCCGTTTTCTACATATTCCCATATTTGTATATTCCCACCATTAGAAGTGTTACTATTTTGTAAATCAATAACGTAATTAGTATTAGCCAAATATATTGAATAAGAATTATTATCTCTTTTTGTGAATGTCCATTTTTGAGCTACATTATCTGTATCGCCCCACATCTGTACATTAGTACCATTTTCAAATACGGCTCCTTGTACATCTGCTACCATTCCAGAACCAACATTAATTATTTTATATGTTCCATCTGCTCTTTTAGTTATTTTAAATTTTTGTGCATTTGTGTTATTGTTTTCATATACTTGTAAATTTGCTCCTGCTTCTAATGAACCATTTAATACATCAAATACGAAATTATAATTTAGTTTACTATGTATTCTGTAATATCCTTCTTCTATTTCATTTGTAGTTAATATATTCTGATTCAAAATGACGTTCTGATTAAACACATTAGTAATATATTTAATAATATATTGATATAGTTTAGATCCATTTTCGTTTTGTATCTCTTGAATAATTCCCCAGTATTTTATTTCTTCATTTTCTTTTATCATTACTATGTCATTTGCTTTTGCTGTTGTTTTCTTTAATACATTTACTGTAGTATTTGCATTTGTTTCTTCATCTATATTAATCTCGTAATTAGATAATTCAACAATGTCTTTAACGCTAAAGTCTTTATAATCAAATATATACATATATGTATCGTCTGTTGTTATTTTAATTTGTTCCTGTTTTAATACTCTAATATCTATATCTGTTGTATTTGTCGCATCTTCATCTGCGCAAGAAATTTGTGCGTTGTATATCCCACCAACATCTGGTGCAGTTAGTTCTACTTCATATTCGTCAGTTGTTTCGTTATATGTAGCATTGTATGATTTATTATTAAATTTAACTGTTACAATTCTTGCCATATCTAAACCACCTTATAATATGCGTAGACGCTAACTTCTGCATTTAGTATTTCATTATCTGCAGACATAATTAATTCACAAGATTTTCCTTTTGGAAATTTAATAACATTATTGTTGGAAGGATCTATATTGTCTAATTCAAATAAATCTGTATAAGTGCCATCGGTGTTTTCCTTTCTAATATAGAAATTATTTCCTTGTGTACAATACTCAAATGTTTCATATTCTTTTAAATCTACATTTACTTCTATTTCTTGATAAACTTGTCCTTCAACTTTTAGAGTAAGTGTCGGATTTTCAACTGGGCCTTTAATCTTTATTAAAATGGGAGCTGGTACATGTCCTTGATTAATGTATTCCAATGTTCTATTATTATAATCAACAAATTTACTATCCCATTTGAAATCCCATCGAATTTCATTAGCCTGCGCAGATGTAGAATATATAGTTTTATTCTCTTCATACCACAAGCTTAAACAATCAAATGTGATTGGACATTTTAGTATTCCATCTACATCTATTTGCCCTTTTCCAATACTTTGTATATTTACATCTTTTAAGTATTCTTTGATTGGAAGATTTTTATATGGTATTTTATATCCAAACCTTAATTTTTCAGAGCTTTCTATATAATCTACAAAACTTTTATAATTATCGTAGCAACTAAAATTGGCTGTTCCTGTTATTTGTCCTTGACCAACATTTCTTAAAGTTTCGAAAAAGGAATTTCCTATTTGTTCATATGTAGTATTGTAAGAATATCCTAGCCCGTCTGGTTCGGACAGAAAACAAGAATTATATAAATCCATTAAATTAAATTCTTGTCCTTTTTCATTTATAATTCTAAATTGTCTTACCATTTTTTCCTCCAGTTAAGAATAAAAAAAGAACAGTCAAAAACTGCTCTTTTATCGTATTTTTAAGGTATATAATTACTCTAATAATAAAATAAAACGGCTTAAAATCTATTCTCGTAAGCCGCTTTTTTTGATGCTTTTAATTTATTTCTATATATTTTCCTTTTATATAAGGTAATGTAACAGAAGCACCTATTGTACTTGTATAAGTATATTCTCCGTCAGAAGTTCCATATATTGTTATTATATCATCTTCTAAAATTTTATCTTCGCCTTCTTCTGGAGTATATGTAACATATATTGTATCTGTATAATATGTAGTATAATTTCCTTCTTTTGTAATATTTACTCTTAAACTAACACTACCATAGCCATAAAGTGCTTGAATTACTTCTCCAGTAACTTTAACGTTTGTTCCTTTGAAGTTATCTGGATTCCTTGCCATTTGTTCAAACGTGTATGTTTGACAACTAGATTTAAAATCTTTTTCTTCTTGTTCTTTTGCTATTCTTTCTTGTTCTTCTTTATTCTTTTTTTCTTCATTTACTATTTTTGAAAAAGCTACATTTAAATCGTTTTGTACATCATTTACATATTTTAACTCTAATTTACTATTTGTACAACCAGCTAAATCATATTCGCTTTTAAGTTCGCACACTAAATTTTGCTCATTCTTTGTTACTTTGTATTCATATCTATCAATATTGTGTTCATCTCGTATTAAAAAATAATAAGCTCCATTGTCTGTTTCGTTATATCCACAAATTCCTTCATACTCGATAGGTGTTGTCGAAGTATTAAATTGACTTGATCTATTATATTTTATCTTACATACTCCGTTTTCAAATTCTATAGCACCAGTTGCATTATAAGTATATCCTGCTCCATTGTCACTATCTAAAATAAAAGTATATATTCCATCATAATCTTGAGTTGCTTGATATTTTTTTTCTTCTGCTTTATTTGAATCTGTTAAATTATTCTCTACTATATTGTTGTCTAAATTTTCATTTTTTTGTTGTCCAAAAATCAATGCAATAATTATTATGATTACAAATATTATCCAAAACCACTTCTTTTCATAAAATTTCTTTTCTTGTTCCATACAATCCCCTCCGAAGGAATTATATACAACTTTAAGTTATTTGTAAAGTTTAATATTTGCTTCCAAATTTTCTATTAATATAATTAAAACATTGTTCAAGTTTCGCTTCATCTAACTCTTGTACATTAAAAACAATTTGAGGAGTGGTAAATATCATTTTTGATTCATCGGCTACTCTACTTATTATTCTTCCTTGTTTTGATTGAATAGCATTAAATAACTCTGCATACTTGCTTTTTACATTTATATTTTCCAACTTGCTTTTTATTTTTTCACTCATATTATCTATTTGATTATAAATATTTTTTTCTTCATCTTCTAAACCTTTTTCAGATCCTAGCATTACCATCTTAAATATTTTTCTTGTTTCTCTAGAAGGTGAGTGTATATCAAAGGATTTTTTTAGTCTAGATAAAATTCCATCTGCAATTCCTTGTGCTTTTGCAAATAGTGTTGGTTCTTTTGATTGCATTTCTGTTAACATTGGCTCCATTGCGTTTTTCATTGCTTCTTGGGTTTCTTTTGGCATACTATCATAAGAAGCAATTATTTGGTTTACTAAATTACTTGTTTCTTCGTCTATTTCTCCACCATACATTTCAGTTTGTGCTACCATTGCTAGCCAAGTTCCTAATTCTTTTTCTTGCTCTTCAGACATGTTTTTATACATATCTTTCCAAATATCTTTCATGTTTTCTTTGTATCTATAATTTTCATTTGATATTGCTTGGTTCTTATTTGATGTTGTAAGTAATTTATTGTTTTCAAAACTTTCTATTGCTCCGTTATGTCTGTTTGTTTCCTCTTCTACCTTACTGTTATACTCTTGAAGTTTTGTATAGAATCCTTCATTTTGTTGAGCTCTTTGTAAATATCCATTTGCATATGCTGCATTTACTTGTGCAACCTCATCATTTGCTTCTTGTATTGCTGTATTTTTTTGTTGCATAATTCTATTATATTCATTTGCATATGCTTCATTATCTAATGTAGCTTTTTCTCCATATCTTTGTTGTAATAAAGCTATCTCTTGAGTAGTTCTTTCATTTATTATTCCAATCTCTTTTGAAGCTTGTTCTTGAGCTGTTTTTATCCATTCTTGCGAATTTACTTTATATTCTTCTAAATTTCCTTGAAAACTCTGTGCATTTTGCACAGCTTGTTGAGTAATAGCCGAAGAAATATTCTTTTGTATTTCTAGTTCTCTATCTTTTAATTCTTTTAATTTAGCAAAATATTCGTCTAATTGTGTTATTTCTTCTTGAGTGTAATCTCTACGTTCATTTGATGCTGTTTTACATATTTCAGTTATTCCATTTTGTACTTCTTGCATATTTTGCTCTAGTTTCGTTTGCTCCTCTGAACTAGCAAATAATGTTGTATTAAATTCATCTAAATGAGATTTTGCACTAGAAATTCCTGTAACAAAATCTGTTGCACCACTTCCAACATTAGATAAAGAATTTTTCGTTTCCTCTTCTGCTTTGTTTATTTGATATATAATTGCTGCAACTCCAGTAGTAATCGCTGCCACTGCAATTCCCATAGGACTTGCTATTGCACCAATTCCTTTCGCTAACATGTTTGCGCTGTTATTAGTAGATTCAACACCTGTCTTTAATACACCTACAGCTTGTGAAAAAGTTCCTATAGATTTTACAACCGTTCCTACTCCATTTCCTAATTTACTTATTATTTTTACAGCTGGACCAATTGCTGCAACTAAAGCAACTGTTTTTATTACGTTTTTCTTTTCCTCGTCCGATAAATTTACAAATTCATCAACTAAATTTTGTATCCAACTTGCTAAATCTTTAATGTATGGAGATAATTCCTTTTGAATTGCAATACCTGCGCTTTCTAATGAACCACTTAAGCTTTCTAATGCTCCTGCAGTATTATCTAACATAGTGTCAGCCATTTCTGAAGCTGCTCCATCAGCATCTTCAAAAGATTTTGTCATATTAGACAATTCGTCAGAACCTCTATTTACAAGAGCTAGCATTCCAGATAATGCTTCTGTACCAAATATTTGTGCAAGGGCTTGATTTTTTGTTTCATCTGTTAATCCTGCTGTACTCTTTTGCAATGCTTCCACTATTTCTGTTAAGGATTTCATTGTACCATCAGAATTATAAAATTCTATATTTAATTGTTCCATAGCCTCTTTCACTTGCTTTGTTGGTTTTACAATTCTAACTAATCCACTTCTTAATGTTGTACCTGCTTGACTTCCTTTTATTCCAGCATCAGACATAATACCTATGGCTGCTGCTGTTTCTTCAATTGATAGTCCAACTGTCTTCGCAACTGGTGCTACATATTTCATTGCTTCTCCCATGTCTTCTGTTTGAGCATTTGTCCTTGCTGCTGCTTCTGCAAATACGTCTGCTACATGTGCTGATTCATTAGCTTCTAGTCCAAATCCTCTAATTGCACTAGCCGCAATTTCTGATGCTGTTGCAAGTTCTGCACCACTTGATGCTGCTAAATCTAGTAAGCCAGGCATTGCTTCCATTATTTCAGATGTTGTAAAGCCTGCACTTGCTAAATTTTCCATTCCAGATGCTACTTCTGATGCACTGAAACTAGTAGAAGCTCCTAAATCTATAGCTTGATTCGTTAATTGTTCTAATTCGTCTTTAGTTGCACCTGATATAGCTTGTACTCTTGACATTTGTTTTTCAAAGTCATTTCCTGTAGTTACTGCTGCAGTTCCAATTGCCAATATAGGTAATGTTAAGGATGTTGTTAATTTACTTCCTACATTATCTATTTTACTTGATATGTTAGTAAATTTATTTCCAAACTCTTCTAGCTTTTTCCCTGCTTCGTTCCATTTGCTTGCTTGTAATTGTAGTTGTTTTAGTTTATTTTCTGTGCTTGCAATTTCTCTCTGAAGGTTTCTATAATTTTCTGGAGAAACTTTGCTCATATCTTTGTTAGCTTCTTCTTGTATCTTTTTTAATTGCGATAATTTTTCAGAAGTTGTTTCTATTGCTTCAGATAATATTTCTTGTTTTTGGCTTAATAATTCTGTGTTTTTTGGATCTAGCTTTAATAAGGAATTTACTCCTCTTAATTCTTTAGTTAAACTAGATGTAGCAGAATTTACTTTACTTATTGCTTTTTGTAAGCCTGATGTATCTCCACCTATTTCAACGATAATGCCTTTTATACTGCCTGCCATATTATCCTCCTACATTCTTGCAACTAATTGATTAATTTCTTCTTGCGTAGCTTTTCTTACTCCATTTGTTGTTTTATCTTTATCTTTTTGTAAAAACGATATAAAAATTTTTAAAATATCTACATATGTCAATTCTTTTAAATCTTCTATAGTTATCCCTATTTTTAATGCTGTAGCAAAAAAATCGTGTTCTGGAAATTTTAAATTTATTTCTTCTTCGCTTTTTACTATTTTTTTTAATTCCTTAATAGCTTCTTCATCCACAAAAGTTATCGACGGCAAATTCCGTTACCTCGACAATCCAATCATCTGTTGTATTGATTCTTTTAATTAATTTAAGCCAATCTTCATATTCGCCAATTTTTGGATTTGCTGTGTAGCAACAAATATAGGCAATTCTTGTTACTGCTTCTATATAGTTATCAATACTTTTAAGCATTAATCGAGATAACTTTGTTGTTATCTCGACTTCTGTTATTTTTGGATTTTCTTTCTTTAATTGATTTGCCATCAAAGTTTGCATAGTTATAAAATTTTGTATTATTTCAAAATCTTCGAATATTCCTCTATTAAATTTTTTTCTATATTGAATATAAGTTAATGCATTGCAATCTATATCGAACTCTCTATCACAAATTTTTACTTTTTTCATTTCGCTATTTTCCTTTCAAAATCAAAAATCAGTATAGTTAAGCTATACTGATGGTATCTCTGTTGGTTCATATACTTTTTCAAAGAATTTTTCATAAATTTCTTTGTTTTCTTCTGAATAAGGTAATTTTATTCTTACATCTCCAGTATCTGTTCTAGCAGATGTTGTAATAGATAATGTATTTGTATTTGGTGTTTTGGTATCTTCTGTTGTGTTTGCTTCTGTGCTTGGTCTAGAAACTGTTGTATTATAATAACAGAATCTAGTTCCTGTTTGATCTCCTTCGACTTGATACATAAATGCAAATGGAGATATTTTATCATTTACGTTTTCGATTATTGCTCCATTAGCATCTTTTCTTTGCCCTAATATTTCTGTTTCAAATTCTTCAGGTAGCTTTGCAATTTCCAAATCTCCACTATATCCATTATTAGCAAAACTCTCCCAGAATTTTATATTATCTGCATAAAAAGGCTCACTATCCCCTTCTGCATCCAGTGATAAATTTACTGCGCCTGGTACCTTAAAAGGCGTTCCAAAAGTTATAGAACCATCCTCTCCAATAATCATTTTAGCAACATGTACATTACTTAATCCAAAGTAAACTCTATTTCCATCTTTACTCATACTTTTTCTTCCTCTCTTTTAAATTTCAAAAAAATAACTTATCTGCCAAATTTTTTCATCTGACAGATAAGTCGTTTCTGATTTGTTCCAACAAACATCGTATAAAATTTTGTTTTCAATCGTATTAATTAAATTTAAATCTATATAATTCATAGTTATATCTAATTGAATATTTCCT